AGCGTATGTAGACTCACCGTTTAAGTTGTTTGCCATTGTTTTGATGGCTGTTTTTGCATTTACGGGCTACATTATTTATGACCACCGAGAGCTAATTGTTGGTACTTACAAGGAAAGCCAAAAGCTACCTAGTATTAACAAAGACAGAGTTGATGAAGTAGCAGTTCATTTGTTTAAAACGACTGATGCAACTGTAGTAACGATATTTAAAGTTAATCCGTTGCTTGCCACTCGAATACAGTACCGTGCTTACACAACAAATGGTCGGGATAAAACGAATGATGGTTTAGATGTAGGGTTGTTTACAAGTAATCAAGCAAATAACCAAGATGTGGTAGCTTTAATGGCTGGCAATATACCTTGTGGTGAATACAAAACGGCCCAGTCAGAAATTGGCTTGTGGTATTTAGAAAAGGGTATGCGGTACGGTTGCAGAATTAGTGTGCCGCCTGACCCCAGTAAGTTTGTAGGGCAGATTACCGTTGGCTGGGAAAAACAACCAGCAGATTTAGAACAAACAAAAGCAATGCTTTTTATTGCAGCAACTATGTTATCAGGGAGAAAATAATGCTAGGACTAGACACCATTGTCGGCGTTGGAATGAAGCTGATTGACAAGCTGATTCCTGATCCAGCAGCCAAGGCACAAGCCCAATTAGAACTGGCTAAACTTGCCCAAGAAGGCAAATTAGCCGAAATACAGGCTGATACCGCAGAATCTCAAGAAGTGACCAAACGGGCACAGGCCGACATGGCTAGTGATAGCTGGTTGTCTAAAAACATCCGGCCTATGACCCTTATTTTTATTCTTGGCGGTTATTTTGTGTTTGCCATGATGTCGGCTTTTGGCAACAACGCAAACGAAAAGTATGTAGAGTTGTTGGGCCAATGGGGAATGCTTGTAATGTCATTCTATTTTGGTGGCCGTACCCTTGAAAAAATCATGGATATGAAAGTAAAAAATGAACCTAAGTGAACATTTTAGTATGGAAGAATTAACTAATTCTGAAACTGCTGCTCGTAATAATTGGGATAACACCCCTAACGCTACCGAGATGGCCAATCTTGTGCGTTTGGCAGCTTTTTTGGAAGATGTTAAAACGATTTTAGGCGGCAAGCCGGTAATGATTAATTCGGCATTTCGCTCAAAACTGGTCAATGACGCAGTTGGTTCTACAGACACTAGCCAGCACCGGATTGGGTGCGCAGCCGATATTCGGGTGCCGGGCATGACCCCAGATGAGGTGGTCAAGGCGGTTATGGCTGCTGGCCTTGGATATGACCAGGTTATTCGCGAGTTTGACCGCTGGACCCATATCTCAATTCCTAACAACCCAGGGGATAAACCTCGGCAGCAGGCATTGATTATTGATCGCAGCGGGACTCGTCAATACGCGTGATACACTATATGTAGGTTTCTTTGACCTCCTTTATGTCCTCTGGCCCTACCTTTTTGGTGGGGCTCTTTTTTTCGTAAATGATGGCATCCATATAGCCCTCACGATATGCATCGTGAATGGCCTCTAAGTGGCCTAAAAACAACAGAACTGCGCCTACAATTAGTAAAGCGGGGCGCATGAGACATCCACGACAATATCCCTAGTCATGCCGCCGACCTTGCGTTTGGCGTAAATCACCACCGCTCTGGTCTTGGCTACCTGGCAATCTTGAATAGCGGACACAACCTCAAGACGGCTCATGGAATGAACCTTATCATCGACTACCAGCTGCTGCTCTGGCATGGCCTGCTTATCCGGCAAAATGCCGCAGCCACTAAAAAACACTAAACAAACCCCGGCTATGATCATTTTCATGTCTCCCTCCTAGAATGGGTTGTCATCATCAATGGAACCGGAATATGACCGAGAAGGATATTTTCCAGCGTTTTGGGGCGTTTCTGGCTGAGAATCGGGTTTGGGTCCAGCGAACTCTAATTCGCCTACCCTAGCCCTCATCGTCACGCCCTCGGAGCCATCCTTGCGCTTAAAGGTTTCTACATGGGGCTCTGTCATGCTGACAAACAATAATTGGCCTTTAGCAAGATACGGCTTTAACTTCTCGCAGCGCTCTCCCCACATAGTCCCATTAACCCATTGGGTTGGCTGCTTACCGTCAACCTTGCGGCCATAAGAGAAAGCCAACGACAAATCCATGATGGCCTTACCATCTGGCGTGTAACGAACCTCGGGTTCATTGCCCAGGCGGGCTAATCCAAGCATTAACATTAAAAACTCCCTTTATCAAAGTAATTCGATTCGTCATTAAAAAACTCAAAAAGTGCATCGCATTCTGCTAAAAACTTTTCGGCAGCTGCGTTAACCTCGGCCAACTCCTCTGGGGTTGGAGTGTATTTCTTGATAAACAGGTCTTTGCCCTCGCCCATGCGCGGGTCGTAGGACACAAACCAGACATCCTTACCGGTGCAGGCCGACTGCAGCAACATCTGCGGCTTGTAATCCTCTGGAATAATCTGGTTGGCCACATACTTCATGTGTGTCTTGGTCTTGGGGCATTTGACCTCGATCAAGCAGCCATCGGACACAAACCCGTCTGGGCTCACGCCGCAATGGTCAATGTTGGGATGGTCAATAAAGCCAACATCCGTGACCATGAGGCCGGTACGGGTCTCAAAGGCCTCTTTAGCCGCGGCCTCCTGATCCACGCCCCATTGCATATCCGAGGTCATGTACTTGTCGGCAAAAGTGTTGGTAATGCGCTCGGCCACAATCTCGTAGCGTAAGTTCTCGCGCTCACTTGACTCCCTGCCAGACTTTAGGAAGTTCATGGCCGCAGCCATTCTGGAACCGGTTAACTTACCGAGGCGGTCATTCCACCAGGTTCCGTCTTGTTGAAATGGGTTTGGTTCACGCACTTTGCGCTCCTTTTAGTTTGTCGTTATGTTTAGCTGCCAACTCACGCACTAATTCGCGCTCGTCTGCTGCCAATGTTTTCCAAGTAGCGGTTAACTGCTCGGAACTGGTTGCTGCAGTAATTAAGGCCTCAATCTCGGCTTTGGTGCGCGTTGATTTAGGCTTAGCTGGAGCGCGAGATGCATTGTTGCCATCATCATCTTCTGGAGCAATACCACACGCCGCTTGAAGCGAATACCGGCGGGCATAAGTCATTGCTGATCCGTAGCCCTGGGCATCTTGCTTGGTAGCTGGCACATGGAGTTTGCCGCCGGAAATCATCTCGCCAGACTCATGGATAAAAATGGTCTCAATAATGATTCCATCCGCACATTCGTGCGAGTGCTGAACCAAGGCAATTCCATTCTCGTTAAGGGCATCAATCACGGCCTCAACGCAAGCAGCCAGGTCAGCATATCTTGATTTGAAGTGTGGATTGGTGGACGATTTAAGCGCTGGCCCGAAGGCCTTTTGCGCTTTAACTAATGCGGTTGCTATTTTTTGCATATTCTCTCCAATTAAATAAACAGTAAAAGTAAACAAAACACCACTAAACCAACTGCAGCCAAGGCCTCCATCCAAGGCGATTCTTTTTTAGTAAACACATTGCGCTGCCATTTATTGGCCTCAAAGTTAGTTTTTCTCATGCTGCTTTCCTCCCTTTGCGGGGCGCGGAAATGTAACGGTAAACTGCAAACCGCACACCGTTTTGCTTAACCATCTCGGTCATGATGTCCCAGCCCTCGGATTTAAGTACATAAATAATGTCGGCCAGGCGCGTAGCGTGATAGCGCTCGATTGCCTCCCAGCTGGTTATTTTGCGTTTGGTGATTAAATGATTTGCAACTAGATTGATTTTGGTATCTTTCATACTTCCTCCACGGTTATTTTGTAATGACGGGCATTACAGTCGATGACGAACAACTCCTTTTTGGTACTACGAAAATGACCCTCTGGGCTCAAGTCGTAAAAGACAGGACCCGCGCCCATAATGATTGCCAATGGGTCTTTAGCGTTTAAGGCTTTTTTAGTTATGTTGGCGATGTAGTCGCAGTAAACAGGCTGCGCTAATTTCTCTTGCTGCTCCAACTGCTGCTGGTGATGTAATGCTTGGGTATCTTCCATTTCTTCTCTCCAAAAAATGGAGGGGCGAACCCCTCCGGTTAATTAACGGCTAACGGTTTTTACTGCAAATACTGCGGTGATTTTGGTAAACATCTGCAGCTGCTCATCGGTAACGCCGAGGTCAGCAACAAGGCCTTTGTAATCCACAACCTGGCGGTTGCTGGCCACAACGGTGGCGCGGTACAGATTGCCCTCGTAAGAGGATGGGCCACCCGCGGTAGCTGCCTCTTTGAGTTGGTCTTTGATGGTGTCTGCCTCTTTGGTCAGGTCAGCGATTTGTGCTAACAACAAACCAAGGCGGTCAACTTGAGTGATTTGGATGTCGATTGGGTTCATATATTCTCTCCGATAAATGGGGCCGTGGCCCCGTTAATTAAGCTGCTACTGTAATGTTACCTGTTGCAAAATGCTCTGCAATAACATCAAGTGAGTTAAAACCGAATGGTGCTACATAAACTGCGTGGCCATCTTCGTCAACGATTACATCGCCAACTGAAACAGAATGCATTGGAGCCAGGCGCTCAATGTATTTCTCTGGGCCGATGTTGCCGATGTCAAAAACGCGGCCTAATGATTCGGCTTGAATGTATGCAACTGGCTTGTACAAACCGCGGGCAGCAAGGATAGCTGCATCTGTGGGTTTGAATGTTGTGTTGAGGTATGTCTCACGATGAGCGCTGAACTCGTCATCGGACAGATTGATTTGATATACAGTAAATAGTTTTTTGTAAGTCATGTTAATTCTCCTTTTTGTCCGGTCTGGAAGTTGACCGTAGATGAATAGTAAACTGTTTATTTGCATTTCTCAACAGATTTATGTGTTTTTTTATCAAAACTAGGGAAACCACCTATAAAACTAGGGTAAACACTTAGAAAATGGCGTTGTTTTTTAGTCAATGCGCTAGATTTATCTGTGGTAACATGGCCATGTCAGCAAGGTGGCACTTGTTGGAATCTCTGGAAGCGAACCCCGAATTTTTCGGTGGTGCGATAGGTTTTGGCATCGGTCATTCTTCCAGAGGACTTATTCCAAAACTGCCCGCCAAGGCCGCACCACCCAAGGATTTGGGGTTTTTTGTTGCCTGCTGACTGCGACTGCGCTGGGGAGGGTAACGACCAGCTGCGCAGATCAAAGAGCCAGCTGGGGGGAAATGCGGAAGAATGGCGAATGAGGGCGGCGAAGTCAGCACCCTTGCATTAAAAGGCTGGCGAGTCTATGTGGCTCCGAAGTGAAAGCATAGTAAAGGAAGATTCGGTCATTCGAGGGATGGCTGAGTCTTGTCCACCAAAGTGAAAATTAATTAATAACTACATACTTCAATCTTAGTTGCAAACTATTTGCTAATCATTTATTCTCTGCAAGAAGGAGAACAATATGACCTTAGATGACATCGAAGAAGTTGCCTTGAAATGTGGAATGGTTAAGACCAATAAAAAATGGTCGGCTACCGAAACCCAATTTGAATGTTTTACAACCAATTTCCTAGAGGAATTTAAAGGAATAGCCAGAGACCAGTTGGTTAAATCCATCAAACGCGCAGCCGATTACGAGCGCGAACAATGCGCCAAGATTGCTGAGATGGCCTGGTTTAACGGTATGGAACAAGACCATATCGCCAACGCCATTCGAGGCCGAGCGGACGAATGAACACCAATTCAATCCAGGCACAACTGATTATCGAGTTGTCTTGGTTTAT